TCGTACGGACGTTAACCGTCCGTACGAGATATAGTCTAGTTGGCAGCTTAAACCCGCTGCCCAGGTTCTACCTGTATTTTAGGTACTGTTCTGGTTTGCTCTGGAATGGGATCGCATCGTACATGGAAGAACCATGACGATGTCCCACTGTAGAGTGTACCACACTGTTACTGCTACGATTGACAGCTATATAAAAGTTTTTAATGGAGGGGGAGTTAACCTCTGTAAAAAATCATAAACCCTTATAAAGTGTTTTTCATACTGATTCAAAGGCTTGCACTTGATAAAGCCTCAAGATCTAACCCCATAATCAATGGGATTACTGTGCATACGGAAGTACCGGAGCCAGTTCTTATGATGGTATTCGCTTATATGCCGAAAATAAAGCCCCCGTCCTAACAAAACAAGGTGGGCACCCTACACGGGTGGACACCGAGCCGTAGAGTCACGGGAAGTGTAGATTTGAAAGAGCTTGCTCTTAGTCTGCTTCTATACGCTTGACAGAGATTTGAGTTTTGCACTTGTGTATATAGCGTCTCATTTGTCTTGTTAAAACGTGTCTCGATTTGTTGTCGAATGAACCCTTTCCGAAGGGCTTCTATCGACACAACGGCTGTAGATTATTTATTTTTAATGAGTACTACAGCAATTGTGTTATCGAAGCCAGCCACTTGTGGCAAACAAACCGTGCATCAAGCACCCCACGCATTCGAGGAGGACTACGACGATTCTTGTTGGGTACCAGTTAAGGAGAGCAATACACAGAAGCATTGCAGACGTGTGCAATCCAAAGCTTTAACCAATAAGAAGAAGAAGAAAGGAAGGAAGAAGAATAAGCCCCTCGATCCCCATGTCTTTCACGAGATATTGGGCAATATCACGGGCGCGTGTTCTGCCGCCCAAAAAACTGCCGGAGATGCTGAAATGGCGTTTAAACTTGCTAATAACATAAATAACGTCAAGGAAGCAATCAAATATAAAGGAACCGATTACGATTCTTTTGAGGACAATCTCATTGCTCGCATTGAGGATATTGTCGCTCTCGTGACCGGTTTATCTAGCTCCAAAACCTTCGGTGGTTTCCTTTCTGTGATTCATCTGTATTTGAGGACACATTATCCTAAACCTGTGTCCAAAAAGATAATGGAGTGGATCAACGATATATTTGGAGCCACTTCTGCATATGTTGAACGTAAGGCAGGAGAATTTGGTCTACTTGACCATCAAAGCGGAGTCGCAGATGAGTTCGAAGATAAACTTAAGAATATTCGATCTCTTCTTCAGACTTGGAAGACTCACCGTCACGGTGAGTTGAGTAAAAATTTGTGTAATATTGTAAATATACTTGTAACTTTTGGTGTTGTCCCGAACTGGGATAAAGATCCGCTCACCCTAGGTAAATTTCAGCTTTTCAAAGCTCGTGCCTGGGATGTACAAAAAGAGTCAGGATCATTTATAGAAGTAATTTTAGACACCGTTGTATTTTTCTTAGAACGAGGGTACGCTGCCCTTGTAAACAATGATATGTCTTTACTATTATACTCCGATACGGAGTCTTACGATTATGAAAATGAGTATTCTACAATTGTCTCCATTTTGCCTCTGTTAGAGGCTGGAAAACTATCCGAACTTAAATCGGAAAATTTCAAGAACGATCAAGATTTTGAAGTGCGACTTGAAGCACTGATTGCTAGAACGTTCGAGAAGTTGAGAACGGAGACCAGTCCGCATATGCGGAATACATTAACTAATAAACTCATAACGCTTAAAAAGACACGCACAGCATTAATTATGAATCAAAAATCATCGTGCGTTCGTGAGAAGCCATTTGGTGTTCTTGTATATGGAGGTTCCTCTGTAGGAAAATCCAGCATCAATGCCACTATGATTAAAGTGCTTCTCTCACATAATAATTATCCAAGCTCTAAAAAGCATGTTGTTACATTGAACGACAGCGATAAATTTCAATCTGAATATAGGGCTTACCACACTGCCGTCACGTTGGACGATTTCGGTAACACTCGTGCCGAACATTACACTGAGTGTCCAACCAATAAAATCATTGACTTTTTAAATAATGTCCCTAAAGCAGCTCTAAATCCTAATGTTGAGCTGAAGGGTAATGTTATGATTCAGCCTAAAATTGTGACGGTCACTACGAATAAGAAAGACCTGATGGCACATTCATTTTCAAATGAGCCCGTATCTGTATTGCGTCGATTTAATATTATCCTTGATGTTCGATTGCGCAGTTCGTATGTCGATAAAGAAACTGGAGGTCTTGATGGTACGAAAATTAAAACGTTCGTGCCTGATGCTTGGCTTATTGACGTTCAACAAGTCAAGATCATTCGTACAGAAGGAGAGAAGGCTGACACTTACGAATTTAAAACTCTCCTCAAGAGTGCGACATTTTTTGACACATTAGAATTTCTTAAAAATGTGTCGTCGCACCATTTTGCTCTCCAGCGCAATTTTGTTAGCAGCGTTGAGGAGCTTTACGATACCGAATTGTGTCCCCATTCTTATGTTGCGGAACAATGCCCACACTGTTTAGCCGCCTTGTCTGACAGTGATTCCGATGTACCGGATGATGGGTCTGCGAGCAGCATGGAATCCGTCCCTAGCCTGGACATTTCCGATTCCGATTCGTCGGAATCTGGAGATGACAGTGTGTCTAGCGCATCGAGTTCTGATGCTGATTGCGCTTCGTATCAATCCAAAAAACCTGGCGAAGCTTATGCTAAAGCCATAGATAACAATTATAACTATAACTATACTACAACTAAAGGTGGAATGTATTGGGATTGCGCAGACTTTTTATGTAAAGTGCGCCATGATACGCAACACGGAGCCGAAGCGTGCTCCAGGCGCCACTGGGGTTTAGATACCCAAGCCGACGAAGAGGTTATGGAGGATGGAAAAGATTGGGAGGACATGCCCGAGCCTGTGCGCGAGAACCTTCAACATGAAAGTTTGGCAGATGCTGTCAAAGGTTGGTATGCAGATCGTGGATTCGATCAATGCACTGAATTTATTAAAGGTGCTTGTACGACTTTGCGTGATGCATTTGAAGAGCATAAGAAGGAGGTTCTTGTAGGTGTTTGTGCTGCTGTCGGGATTTCTACAGCAATCTTTGCTGGGTACAAAATCTATAAGAAATTGGCTGGTATGGAATCGTTCCTATCGCAGGGTAGTGAAGAGAAACCGCCAGTCCGTCTCGAAACTGACATGCCCAATCCATGGAAAGCTGTGAAACCCGTGGAAATTCCTAAGTCCGAGCAAAGCACTACCACCACAGTCCCTGATCTTTTGAGGAAACTACGCAAAAGCTTAGGCCATGCGTACCTCATAGATGAGGAAGCACAAATCCGCCGGAAATGTGATATTGTTCCAATGCAAGGGAATTGCTGGCTTTTGCCATCCCATATGTTGGACGATAAAACATATAAAATTCAAGTGCAGACCACTCCAGAGAATACTCTTGGTCTGAATTTTACGCAAATCATAGATCCTTCTTGTTGGATTCGTTTAACTAATGATTTTGCTTTAGTTCGACTAGTGAATGGAGGCCCTGTGCCTAATTTGTCGAAATTTTTGCCTATGGATGATTTCAAGCTCACGTCCAGACTTATTGCAACTTTTGTTTATAAATCTCCTGAGGGAGAGATTGACGAGGATGTGGTTCATATCACTTCCAAAAGACAATTTGAGAGTAAAGCTGCAGTTTTCGAAGGAATGGCTTACAATTATCCTCGGCCAACGTTTCCAGGATTGTGTATGGGAACTCTCGTCGCTTCCCAACGCCGGGCTTGTATAGTCGGTTTTCATTTGGCGGGACGCACTGGTTCACCGTTTGGTGTAGCCGGTGTATTGACACAGAAGGAATTTGATGTAGCTTACGCTGAGCTTACAAAGAGTGTCCCTTTGATGTGTCATTCTGCAGGTCATATGCTCACTACGAAATATGATATAAATTTTACACCCACAGATCAAATAGAAAAACGTCACTGCGTGAATTGGTTAGCAGATGACGAAGAAGATGGGCAACAACCTGTGGCTGAGGTCCTCGGAGCTCACCCCTTAGCGACTACCCGTTTTAAGTCGCAAGTTAGGAAAAGTCCGATTTCTGAACAAGTTGCTGAAATAATGCAGCTACCACGAATTCATGGGGCTCCAAGCCCCAGGAATATCGGCAAACATTGGTCTCGTGACCTAACATTAATGGCCCATCCAAAAGGCAATTTTGTACCTAGCATTTTAGATAGAGCTAGAGCCGATTTGATGACTAAGGTCATGACTTTCCTTGACAAGAATCCTGAACAGCTGGAACTTGTCCACCCATATCCTAAAGATTATGTTTTGTCTGGTGTGGATGGAGTTGCTTCAGTCGACAGGGTTCAGTTAAGTTCTTCGATGGGTTTTCCTATCAATAAAAAGAAGAAATTTTTCTTAGGTCCAGTTGATCGCGGAGTGCCCGGAGTAACCGAACCCATAGACTTCGACGATCCTAAATATTGGGCTGAAGTAGAACGCATGGAGGAAGTCTTAGCCAATGGAGAGCGTGTATACGTTATCCATCGTGGCAACTTAAAAGACGAACCTACAAAATTTACCAAGGATAAGATTCGTGTTTTCGCAGGTTGTGAATTTGCGTTTACATGTGTCGTCCGGAAGTACTTCTTGCCCATTGTGCGCTTGATTCAGTCTAATTGGAAGGAGTTCGAATGTGCGGTTGGAGTTAACTCACATAGTCGACAATGGTCTGAGCTTAAGGAACATATCACGCGTTTTGGTGGTGAGAGAATGATCGCCGGAGATTATAAAGCATTTGATAAGGCTGCTACGCCTTTAGCTATGTTGTCTTCGTTCGAGATTCTTATTCAAATTGCCGTGCGTGCTGGATATTCCGAGAGACAGATTACGATTATGCGTGGATGCGCAACTGAAATTTGTTATCCGCTCTATGAACTTGATGGAGTTTTAGTACAGCTTTTTGGTTCCAATCCTTCCGGACATCCTTTGACCGTTATTATCAACAATTTGGAGAATTCTCTCTATTTGCGTTATGCATATTATGCGATGCACGAAGGAGAGAATGTTCCTTTATTTGATGAGCGTGTTGCGCTTATCTGTTATGGAGATGATAATGCTATGGATGTTTCAGAGGAGGAGGACAAATTTAATCATACTTCTGTGGCTTCTGAATTAGCTAAAGTTGGTATCACGTACACCATGGCTGACAAAGAAGCTGAATCCATCCCTTTCATACCTTTGAAAGATATCTCATTTTTGAAGCGTGGTTTCGTATGGAACGACGATGTGCATGCCTGGCTTGCACCTTTGGAAGTTGCGTCCATTTCCAAACCCTTGCATAATTACATGCATAGGAAAGGATCAGATGTATTACCAGAGGATATTGCAGCCAGTGCAATTCGCACTGCAAATGGTGAGTTTTTCTATCATGGGCGTGAAGTATTTGAAGTTCGACGGAAACAGTTGATGGAAGTTGCGGAGAGTGCAGGATTAGGAGACCGTGTAGGAGATTTGGAAACTTACGCCGATTTATGCGATCGGTTTACAAATGCGCATACGAAGCGAAGTGCTGTGGAGGAGCCAAATGACTTCATTTTGGACATCCAATCCGGTGAGGACCGTATTTTCGAAAGCGCTTTGCAACAACAAGTCATATCAGATTTTGGCATTAAACCTGTCATTCATGAATCCTTTATGGGTAATCCTATGTTTGGTTCGCCAGACCTAGTGTTTTACAAGCCCATCCAACATAGTCTGTATGTGATAGAGACAAAGGTCCTCAATGGAGCTTCCGGTTCCAAGAAGAAACGCTTGGATTTTGCTAAACACCAAGCCAAGAAATATGCGAAGGCATTGAATGCTTTGGTCGAATCTTTCACCATCTTCGTTTTTGTGTATACAGAAGAAGGGTACAAGTTCGTCCAAGTGTACAATTATTCCGATACAGCCTTTTCATTAAACAAAGCCACCCTAAAGTCGCTGGGTGTGCAAATGCGCATCTTTGGAGGTATGGATACCAAGTCTGGACCGCAGACCCAGGCTGAGGCTTCCTCCAATTAACTGCAAAATAACTGTATATAATTTATTTGAGGTGTGTACCATGAGCCAGTCACATCTTTTGTACAAAACGGCTTACTACATTGTATAGGTGCAAGGGGAGCACGAAGTCAATATCCCCCTCTAAATACTTGGGTAAAAGTACGATTTGCCAAGCGGTGGATGCCGCGAAACTACCAACCGTTCCAAGGAAGGTTAAGATAGTGCGAACTGCATCTTTTGATGAAGTGTGTACAGCATACGATTCAGGAGATCCTAGGGAGCCGATCTACTATTCTGCGGAATGTTCTCATGGTGATGTTTTGGATGTTCAGTCCGGAACTGAGAAATTTGGAGTTACTATCACCAAACCAGCTAAAGGTACTAAAGAGCAGAATGTATCATTTAATGATCAAAATCCTTCTTTCATGTATACCGTGGATTCTATGCCTGATTCGACTTTTGGACAGGCTGATTTGTCCGACGCACGGTTAGAAGATTTTTTCAAACGTCCTATTAAAATAGCGAGTTTCGAATGGGCAACCAATAATTTGATTTTCGAGAAATTTAATCCGTGGACTTTGTATTTTGAGAATACTCGCATTTTAAATCGTATCTCTAACTTCTCGCTTTTACGTGCCAAGCTACATTTGAAGATACTTATCAATGGAAATGGTTTTCATTATGGTCGAGCCATTGTTTCATATTTACCACTCAAGACTTTTGACGATTTTACAGTCGACCGAGGCTTTTTCCAACAAGATATAGTACAAGCATCGCAGAGACCTCACATTTATTTGGACCCCACAACTTCTCAAGGTGGGGATATGGTCCTACCATTTTTCTATTTCAAGAATGCACTGTCGATACCTGAAGTTGAATGGAGAGAGATGGGGGAGATAATCCTCCAGTCTATTAACAATCTCAAACATGCTAACGGTGCGACGGATCGTGTGACTATTTCTGTTTTCGCTTGGGCTGAAGATGTAACATTATCTATGCCAACGGCTTCAAATCCACTTTCTTTGTCACCTCAGTGTGGCGAAGATTTGTTGGATCCACAAGCTGATGAGTATGGTACTGGACCCATCTCGAAGCCAGCATCCCTGATATCTCGGTGGGCCGGATCTCTTCGATCCGCTCCTGTCCTAGCTCCTTATGCTCGCGCGACCGAAATTGCTGCTTCTGCCGTTGCGGCTACTGCAAAAATTTTCGGATATTCGCGCCCTGCTGTATTAAGTGATATCATGCCTTATAAACCAACGTTTGTTGGCAATTTGGCGAATACTAATATGCCTGATTCAGTTCAGAGATTAACTTTGGACTCTAAACAGGAAGTAACGATTGATCCGCGTACAGTAGGCCTAGGTGCTGCTGATGAACTAGCGATAACCCCACTAGCTTGTCGAGAATCATATGTTTCCAGTTTCCCTTGGACAATTGCAGCGAACTCAGAACAGCTTTTATGGAATTCTGAGGTTACTCCCATGATGTGGTCTGAGAACCCTATCACTACTCCTTCAGAGATCCACATGACTCCGTCGTGTTGGGTTTCTCTCCCTTTTAAACATTGGCGAGGCTCTATGGAATTTCGGTTCCAAATCGTTGCCTCTCAATATCACAAGGGTCGTCTCAAGATCGTCTGGGATCCTTATTATCCAGCTACAAACGAATATGTCACCAACTACACTTGGATTTTAGATTTGGCTGAGGAAAAAGATTGCACTGTCAAAATAGGCTGGGGAAATCAATTAGGCTATTGTTTTTCTGATACCCCAGGAGTCGCATCTCCTCCTCATAGTACCACTGCTATTGTTAGCCCTCCTCAAGGCTCTGCAAATGGAATATTATCTGTTTATGTTGTAAATGAATTAACTGTACCAAACTCGATTACCGATAACGATATCGAGATAAATGTTTTTACTAAAATGTGTGATGATTTTGAAGTCGCTAATCCAACTTCTGAAAAGTTGGAGCGCTATTCTTATTTTGTCCCTCCCCAAACTGAATCTGCACGGAATGCCTTAGTGGAAGCCGCAGGCTATCCCTTCGGTGTTGCTGCCTTGTGCAAACGTGTTGGTGAAGCGAAGGAAAAGGAACAGAAAGAACAACGATTACTACGGAAAACTGATAAACTTCTAGCGCCAGAGGTTCGTCAGATGTTTATAGATAAATATTTAGACAAAGAGGCGCGAGCTCAACAATTGGAACCGCTTGATGTTCAAGCAGGTGAGGAAACCATGCCTAAGGGCGATCAGGAGGACACTTCTGAACCATCCAAACCTATGACAACTCAAGTGGACAATATGTTGGCTAATGTTCAATTAGATCCTACAGACCATGCTTTGGACGTGTACTTTGGAGAACAAGTTGTTTCTCTCCGTCAGGTGATGAAACGTTATAACTTGCACACCACTTTTGGTACCTTCACGTCCGGATTACGCTTTTATAAACGTACTGCCAATAATTTGCCTTATCACAGAGGTTATGCCCCAGGAGGCGTACATAGCGTAGATTTAGTTCCCTATAATAGAGCCAAGATGACTTTGATGAATTGGATCATGCCTGCTTACACAGCTTGGCGTGGTGCCACAAGATGGAAATATGTGCGCTCTAGAGAAACAACGTCTGAGGACCTGGCAGGAGCACCAGGATTTATACAAAATTGCTCCATGACAGTACGTAGGCTCGCAGGTAACGCTGCAGGCTACTCCGAATCCACCCCTGTTTGGGTTTCTATCGATGAGCCCAATTACATCGCTTATGACAATTTGCGACATATAGGTCATACTTGGGATGGAAATACAGCTACCATGACCACAGTAAATCCAGTAATTGAAGCCGAATTACCTTACTATTCCAATTTTCGGTTTGGCTTTGCGAAAGCGGCCAATTTAACAACAGCTGTCAACAATGCTACCTTCTTTCACGAGTTGGAAACCATGACTGCTGTTAACGAAGTGAATGGATGTCAGTTTGATTCGTATTGCTCAATTGGGGAGGATTTCTCTCTCTATTTTTTCACTGGTGCCCCAATTGTTTATAATGTTGGGGTTGATGATCCCATTCCTTAAATGGGTATTCGGACCTGGTTGAATGTCTATAAAAGTCACCCTCCTATCCGTCGGGATAGAGAGAGTCTGGGTATAGAATCTATGTGGGCCCAGAAAACCAATACTGCATAGCGGAGTGTGTGTGACACGCCGCGAAAGGAAATCACATAAATCCTACAGAGTGGCCCTGTAGTCAGCTTTAAGCTGGAGCTATTAGCTCGCGTCTTTATATAAACTAGCCATTGGTTATAGTCGCGAGCTTGCTCGCGAGGAATTTGCAGAAATGACTGCCAGTACACTTTTAGTGTCCGCCATTGGTCACATGTTTATACGGAGACGGACTCCCTTTGGGGAGAAGGCCTAGTGTTGGGCCTTCTTTCCTTGGGGAGAAGGTCAACATTCC